CTTACCGCCATCTCGTTCAAATATTTCAACAGCATCTTCAAATTTAGTCCATAATAATGCATCAACCTGAAAGAATTCTCGGCTAATACCATCATCACAGATTTTTTCAATCCAGCGGTAATTACACGATTCTGGAATTACACCATAAGCAGAACCACCATAAACATACCGAATACCATTTTCATCTTCAATGGCATTATATTTATGACCTTGGAAATCTAAATCTCCGTCTGGATTCAGAGAAATATACCCCAAAACTGGAGTGTTTTTGATGCTATCGGCATTTGCATCAACGACCTCTTTTTTAAAAATACTGCCATTGAAATTTAATCCTGTATGTAATACATCAATTGTAATGGCAAGGAAACGCAAATCTTTCGTTTCAAAACAACGATTTACAGTAAATGATACTGGTAGTTTACTTCTATCCTGATTCATCTTCATCACCGCCTTTCTATGAGTATTTTAATAACACATATTGAATGTGATATTAACGATCTAAATTTGCATCTGTTTCCTGCGTTACTTCACCCTCTTCGGATAAATCTATACCAAGACTTTCATTAGTAGGTCTACCTGTTATTTCTTCTGTAGAGGTAGTATAAGAAGTGGGAAGTGGAACTAGATGCTGATGCAATGCTAAAATATCATTTTCCAATAGTATTGCACCTATATATCTACTAGGAGATTTTCCTAATGCAACAGCATGATCAATCTTAAAAGGCTGACCGCTCTGTGATGCTTTTAAATAATAATCAATTACAGTTTCACGATTAAAGACAGTCGAATCTTGAATCCGCAATCCAAATTTATAAGCTGCTTTATTATATTTACGCAACTTAATTAACCGATTAAAATACCGTTCACATTGCCGATAAAATGCATAAATAAAAGCAGCGTCATTCTCAATCGACAGCTTAAAAGCTGTACCAGAAGAACCGCTGTTAAATAACTGACTAGATACACCAGCATTATCATATAAATTAGTTATAGCATCAGATAAGTTATTAGTGTTATTTGTATTATCTTTAAAACTGATTGCTTCAGCACTTCCAGGAGCATGGATCAAACCAATATCATCCGGCATATTTGCTTTATTCATTTCAGCAAAAGTTGAAAGCGTCCCATCAGTTAATAACGGTTTATCTACCGCAGACGAATCAATAGGTACTTCAATAATAATAGCCTTATAATTATCAACTCTGGCTTTCTGTAATTTCAACTTTTTATAAATATCTAAGTCTAATATATCATCAATCATTGGCAACAATATAGGCATTGGATAAATACAAGACTGATTAAACTTAAAGCAAACTTGTTTATCAGCCGGAGGAATATACCATCCGTCTAAATAACTTTGTTTATTTTTATATGCAATAAACGCCTCTTTTATATAATTTGGGTAAGCATCTATTTCAAGCGGGTTAATAGCACTTAAATTCAATTTGAAATTATAAACACCGTCCTGTACTTGTCTAATCCTACAAATCGAACTGCTCAATCTTTGAATGAAAAAATCTGTAGCATCTTCAAATATTAAACCAAAATAAACATCCTCTGATGGCAGAATACTCATAATTTTGGACATTTCATGCTTAAATCCCATTTTTTCAAATTCAGAAAGAACGGCATAATAATTATCTAATAACTTTGTTCTTTCTCCTTCATCCGCTATTTTATCATGCTTCACATCATATATATCAATGTTATAATTAAACAAGCCCATATTTGAAAAGTAATTATTCAATCTCATATAGAACTGAGACTTCACCATCAAATATCTACTTATTTCTATTAAATAATAACCATAAGCAGATGGATTATTTAATGCGGTATGAACAAACTCTAAAGAATGGTTTCCTATTTTATATGATTTTAATACATCTGTATTTAGGCAAAGATCATGTACCATCAAACGCTTAAAGGCGGATAAATCTAATGGACGTTTACCATTTTCTGTTTCCTGGACAGTTTTCAAATCTCGCTCATAATCTAGTTTAGAATATAAAACTTTCGTCTGATTCAATCAATTCACCGCCTTTCTTAATACATATTTGGCCTACGATTCAAAGCCTTTAACTTTTTCGCAAATGATTTAATATCTACTTCATTCTTTGGAGAGTCAGCACTCTCTACTTTTACGATGAAGTATAATAAATATGAAACTGCTGAAAATCTATCCTTATCAAATTTGTTGACCACTTTCTCTACAGATAAATTTCTGCCATTTTGAATTAACTTTAAATTGCCAGTCTCTTGAAAAAATAGTTCCTCTTGTACAAATGGCATGACTTTAGAATTAATATCATCACTCTCTTTAATGGCATAATCCCCACCATTTCTACTTTCAAGAAATCGCAATATACCAGAATCAACCATATCAACAAATGTAGAAATAACTTGCGTTTGGATTGATTGTGCCTTCAGATCATATAAACATTTTTCTGCATTTGGTGTTTCTGGTTCCGCAGTTGTATTCATAGTATCCCAAGCAGGATACGTTTCACCAGTTAATGGATCATAATTAGATTCCATTAATCTATCTACTAATCCACTACCTAATCCATTTCCATCCACAACTATTTTTCGAGCATTATATCTCTTGCGAACTCTTTTAACTATACAAGCCTGTGTTGTAAAATTAAGCATATTCGACATATGAATCATGTTTACTAATTGTATCTGCTCAATTCTTCCATCATGTGACCGAATTACTTTTCCAACAGCAATAGAAGATTGGTTATTGCTGCGATTTTGCGAACGAGCAACGTCAACACTTAAATAATACTCATCATCATCTTTTGATGCTTGTAACTCTGGCTCAGATAAAGTACGACAATTCATAAGCCGATTCATATTAACCAAAGCCCCTGTTGAACTGCCAACCCATGTGCCTCCGTAATTCATATCAAAAGCAATCGGAGACATTTCACGCTTTTTCTTTATAATATTGCTTTTACTTGAACCTCTGCCATACCAGCATCCCAACATCCAATCAATACCAGCATCCCAACATCCAATCAGAACCAAGAACAATTTCACCTTTCAAATCTCGCATATTTTCAATCATTTGCAAACTGCGTTTATGCTCATCAGAAGCACGAAAACCAGGAGTTGTATAAAAATTAATCTGTTGATTTAATTCCTCTGGATTTACAATAGCTAGTTTTCCACAAGTCATACGTCCAACTTCAACCACAGGTTTTAATGCATCTTCAAAAGTAGTGTTGTCCATTAAGTTTGATTCTTCAATATTAAGCCGCTTTCTTCTTTGCCCTTTTGATGATTGAGAATTTGCTAAAGAATCAATTGTAGCACCATTCTTAAATTTAATATAAGAATTACCTTTACTAAACGAAGTTGTATCGATCTCATTTATAAGCAAAGGATATTGTCGTGTTAATTCATTATATTTATCTTTAATTAAAGCTGCTGCATTCTCTTTTGTCTGAGCAGTCATAGCTAACTCTATATTTGGATAACGTATAGCCACAATACACATAGTAGCAAACTCAGCCCATGTCTTTCCCCAACCACGGGGAAAACAACCATATTCGCTAAAAAATCTAGTACCGCAACGCATAAACACACGCTGATCTGTGTGTAATTTTAACGCTCCTTCTTTTGGAGCCAATAAATCTAATGCTAAATCAGGAAACCATAACCACCAACTAGCAATTTCAACACACTTATCTAAAATTGCTATAAAAGATTCTTCTTTATTCGTATGATCACTCATCAAAACACCTCCTAATCATCATCAACCATATTAAAATCAGGAGGAAGTTTTATAAATTCTTCTATTTTTTTACGATTTTGCATTGATGGATCATCAGTAAAAACACCATACGGATCACCATACTGCGCTATATACTCCGCTTTTCTTTCATCATAGAACCTATAAATATCTTCATAAGAACACTCTGTCTTGCCCTCTACACGCCTACAATAATTTACTAAACACCAAATAATAAAATCTGGCGCATCATTCGGACGATATTTATACTTTGGCAAAATAGGTATAATATCTTTTGCACGTTCCACTTTTTGAAAGAATTCAGAAAAACTATTGATTTCACTTTGATTCTCACTTTGATTTAATTGCTTCAATGCTTCATTAGATAATTTGGCCCATTTTTCTGCACTAAGAGTATCACCTGTACTTGTAGCAACTTCTTCTTTTGCAGAGAATCGTACATATCGTAACAGCATATTATTCTGCGCTTTAGTTATATTCGGATAATCGTTTTTCATATTATTATAAATGCGATCCATAATTTCATATTCTTTGGCATTATATCCTTCACCAAATTGACGAATAATTTCTTCCGTTACTTGAAAATCATCATTTGTTAAATAATACAAATCATGATAAGAACTGTTTTTCTTCTTAGTAAGTGTAGGACTTCCAGTATCCATTCTTGCTTTTTTCTGGTTTTGTTCTAGGCCATCAACATAAGTCATTTCTTTATATTGTGACAAAGAATTAATGATTTTAATATAATTACCTACTAATATAGTAACTGATTCTTTTGTACCAAATCTATTTAAAACATTTTCCCATTCTTGTTCCAAAAATGGTTTATCTAATTGGCGCATTACATTTTTTACTTTTTCTTCATTAACTGTTCCGTCTTTATTTGAACAGGCTTCAATTACACATTCCTTGCAAATTGGCGTATATCCATCTGCGTGTAAAGGATTGAAACTCTTATAAAAGTACAATAATTTCTTTTTCTTTTTGCAAGTAGTACATACCTTTGTTGGACGATTGGCAACATTTTTGCTGCCTTTTGGCCTACTCATATTGCCACCTCCTAATATATTAAAAATGCTGAAGGTATTTCCTCCAGCATTTTTATTATTCACATTGGCAGGAATACAAGGATTTGAACCCTGAATAACAGTTTTGGAGACTGCTGTGATACCATTTCACTACATTCCCATTTTGGTACACCATCCCGGACTCGAACCGGGAACCTTCACATTAAAAGTGTGCTACTCTAGCCATTTGAGTTAATGGTGTATATGGTGCTGGCAGCGGGACTCGAACCCGCACGGCCTTACGACCAAGGGATTTTAAGTCCCTGGTGTCTACCAATTCCACCATGCCAGCATTTATTATGGCAGGGGTGGTAGGACTCGAACCTACGATACTGGAGTCAAAGTCCAGGGCCTTAACCGCTTGGCTACACCCCTATATTGGTGCCGATGGTGGGATTTGAACCCACACGCCTTACAGCACTTGATTTTGAGTCAAGCACGTCTACCAATTCCATCACATCGGCTTAATCTCATAAACAATCATTAACTAAAGAGCATTCAATCCATCCTCCTGAACTGAAATTCAAACTTATCTATATGCAAAATATATGATATATCAGGTAAAGTGCGGCGTTTCCTTATTTAAGTCTGACTAACTACCGTAAAAAATCCAGACCCCTAAAATATCATCATGGAGCTACTAAGAGGACTCGAACCTCCAACCCAGTGATTACAAATCACTTGCGCTACCAATTGCGCCATAGCAGCATCTATACTGTGCATAATCGTTTGTGTAGTTTACTTATGCTCCCAATGTTTGACAACCGAATCGAACGGTACTTTAGCTACACCACACTAACCTCAAGAATTACATTGGATCATCATTACAGTATATGGCGGGAAGGGTGAGGATTGAACTCACGCACCATTGCTGGCCTAACAGATTAGCAATCTGTCCTCTTCACCACTTGAGTACCTTCCCATTTTACGCCCAACGTCCGCAGAACAGTATTGTACACTACCGATTTTTTCACTTATTTAACAGACAAGTAATGAACTGATCCATACCATCGTGAACGTAAATCATTGGGCTACTGGTTGCGGGTAGAAGAATCGAACTTCTATTCTCAGGTTATGACCCTGACATCCTACCATTAGAAGAACCCGCAATATATGGTGGAGTATATGGGTAACGATCC